AATCTTTTGAAAAATACGCTAAGACCAGGGGGGTTCCAGTGACTTCCCTTGACACAGATACTAAGTCCAATATAATAGATAAAATGCTTAGGGGGTACACTCTTAAAGTTGTAGATAATAAGCCAAGCTTCTTGCAGCCTAGGACAATTCAATCAGTAGATGATAATCTCCTGAAGTTCTATGCCCCTCCGGAAGAGTCGTTGCACATGTACATGCGAAAGGCTGTGAACGACATAGAGCGCCGTAAATACTTTGGACAAAGTTTTACAAAGAGTCCCAGTGGAGCAGCCGACTTAGATATGTCTGCTGGTAAACTTGTACAGCAAGAGCTAGACGCCGGTAACATAACAGCAGACCAAGTAGATGAGCTTGTAAGCTTAGTTAAATCTCGCTTCATAGGCGGAGAACAAGCCGCAGGCAGTCTCTCAGGAACTGTGCGTGACCTTGGGTACCTAGGCACTATTGCTAATCCTTTGGCTGCTATTACTCAGCTTGGTGATTTGGCTATGTCAGGCGGTCTTCAAGGCATGAGGAACACCATAGCTAGTATGTTTGGTACTAAGAATATTAAACTAATAGACATAGGCATTGACAACGTTAGTCAAGAATTTTCAGACACGAGAAAGACTGCCAAGCTTCTGAATACGTTATTCAAGATTAGTGGATTTAAGGCTATAGATAAGCTTGGCAAAGAGACTTACATCAATGCTGCCCTACGAAATAATTTTCAAAAAGTTAAGACTGCTAAGGGAGAAGCAGCCTTCAGGGAAAAATGGGGCAAGTACTACGGAGACGATATAGAAGCCCTGATAGCTGATCTTAAAACAGGCAAGGTTACTGACTTTGTAAAGGCACATTCCTTCGATGAGTTGTCTAACGTGCAGCCCATTACAATGCTTGAAATGCCGCAGCCTTACCTAGACAATCCCAATGGCAGGATTTTGTATTCTCTTAAATCGTTTACAATAAAACAAATGGACGTTATCCGTAGGGAAGTAGTGCAAGAATACGCGAAGGGGAATAAGGCCCAGGCTATTAAGAAAGCTGCCGTTCTTTCAGCGTACTACTCTGCTGCGGGACTGACCACAAAGACTATAAAGGATACTCTACTTGGTCATGATGTGTCCGCTGACGATATCCCAGAAGATTCTTTGTGGGCTTTGACAGGGATTTTTGGTATCAACAAGTACACTAGTGAAAGATATCTTAGCAAGGGCAAACTAACAGAGGCTGCTGTAAACTTAATCAAACCTGCTACACCTATTATAGACGCCGCTTTTAAAATTGGCGCTGCTCCTTTCCAAGATGATCCTAAACTTGAAAGCACTGCCAGGGCTATCCCAGTTATAGGACCAATGCTATACAACTGGTTCCTAGGTGGGGCTGAGAAACATAACAAACGCCTGAAGGACGCAAGATAATGGCTGGATTACTAGCTAGCGATGCTCGCATTGCCCCGATTCCTAAAATGCACCCACGGCGGGGGCTTCTTGATACTTCTCCCGATCAATCTACGGAAGCTGCTCTTGTAGATGACACTGGGAATATAGACTGGGATTTTATTGGTGTTCTTGAAGGAAGTAGAATAAACGGATATATTCCGAAAGACAAGAAAGGCAAAATACTGGGCAAGTCGGGTGTAACTATAGGAACCGGCGTAGATCTTGGTTCAAAAAACGCAGCTTACTTTTCAGAACTTGATAAGTCAATCAGAGATAAACTGTCCCCGTATTTTGGTCTAAAGGGAACTGCGGCAGCTAACAAACTAAAGGCAGACCCGCTTGGTCTTACAAAAGAAGAAGTCATAAAGATAAATAAAATTACAAAAAAGTCTGAAATTGCTAATGTTAAAGAAAGATGGAAGTCTGCTGAAAAAGCTGAAAATCTTCCCGAAAACTTTGACGATCTTCCTAAGTGGATGGCAACACCTGTAGTAAGCGCCTTGTTTCAGTATGGTGCAAACAGTTCTCCAAGCTTATGGAGAGCGGTTACTTCTGGTGACGTACCTGCGATAGAAAAAGAGCTTCGTAGTTTTACGAATACTGGGGACTACCAAACTAGGAGAGACGCCGAAGCTGACTACTTAACAGGAACACTTAAAAAAACTCCTAGGTCACGAGGTGATCTAAGAAGGATTATCCAGAAAAATACTATAGACCCTATGCTTGATAAGCAAGGTATGGATGCTTTCTAAATGGAAGGCGGCATTGACATACGCCTTGTCCTCACGGTTGCCGGTATCCTGTTCAGCGTAGCAGGGGCCAGTGCCGTGGCCAAGATGCAGATCAAGAACTTAGTAGAGAAGCTGGAAGATATGGAACAGCGACTGCGTAAGATGGATAGCCGTGAAGATAGGCTGGTCACCACTGCTGAGACACAGCAGCATAGGATAGACATCTTGGCAAAGATGGCAAGTCCTGAGAATCTTCGCAGAGATCATATGCAGATAGCAGAGCTTCTGGTCACTGTTAAGGGTTTGGAAAAATCTTGTGACCGTCTTTATTCCATGCACAATGGCAAACATCCGCCTGTGTCAGACACTAGAAAGGCAGACTGATGGGCATACCCTTGGAACTCATGACCATGCTTGGCTCAGGATTGCTCAGTGGTGTTTTAACATTGTTCAGCCGGAGCCAGAAGGCCAAGCAGGATGCTTTCACCAGGGCCATTGAAGGCTTATCAGCGCAGTCCAAGGCAACGGACTTGGCCAGAAGGTACGAGAACAAGGGCTTTCAAGTTACGCGCAGAATCATTGCCTTGTCCGCCGTAGGGGCTATCATAATATGGCCTAAGATTATAGCAGTGTTCTGGCCTGAGATACCTGTCACCGTAGGCTACACAGAATGGAACCCTGGTTTCCTGTTCTTAACAGAGGGCAAGGAGCTTATAAAATGGCAAGCCTTACAGGGCTTGGTGATCACACCGCTAGACACGCATCTGCTCAGTGCTATTGTGGGACTGTACTTTGGTGCTTCGGTGGTTAAAAACGCAAGGTAACTATGGAAAACAAAGACCCCGATAATTTCTGCGTAGATTGCACATGCAATAAATCATGTCACTGCGACTCAGTCGGTTGTGACAAATGTTCCTGTACTGAGTGCAAGTGCAAGAAGATGTACACTTTGAACAGACGGGAACACAAACGATAGAGAGGGAATGACCATGACGTTTACAGTCAAACTGATGGTGATGATCATGCTTTGGAACAACGACGGATCGTTCCATAGCAGCGCTGCGGAAGTAAAAAACTGCCCAGATGTGGAAATCTTCAGTGCAGCCATGGAAGACAGTAGAAAAGCAGGGCAGTTCAAAGGCTGGGCTGCACACTGCGATGAAGTCACATTCGGATCAGATTCTCCTATCTGAACTAGAGGTAGTTATGCAATCAATCTATCAAAATGTTTTACCATTCATGGGCTACGCTTCTCCTGTGCAGAAACCATATGAAGAGGAAATACCCCCAGGTCTTCTTGCGTTCATAGCCCAGCAACAGGAAAATGCCCAGAGAGAACAGCAACAGGCAGCTCAAAGTCCACTGTTGAACGCCCAAAGCGGTATAGGAGGTATTCCCGGTGATAAGCTTTTTGATGTCACCGACCAAGAGTTACTTAGAGGTGCTCCTGAACTGTTTCGTAGAGAGTTAGGTAGCGCTGCTGATGGTCCTAACTTCCTGTTGAGACTACTGATTGAAAAAGGAAATTTTTCTCTCAATCAGCCAATACCTATTAGTCGAGATGCCCCCATACCGGAAGCTGCTAGACAACTTTTAGACCCCGGTCGTCTGCGTAGGATGGATGCTTATCAGGCGTTCGATGCTGCAAATAAGAAAAATACTCTTATTTAACTACCCAAACTCGTCGGGTATAGAGACACACCCCTTTCAATATATTTTAATTTAATTTCTGTAGGGGCAAAGAAATCCACAATGATCCCAGATGCAAGACCTGTATCGTATTCCTTACAGCTGAAAATATCAATATAGCAGTCACCAGTTTTATCTACAAAGTGTCCTGTGATGTTACTTGTCTCTATCATCTGGCAAAAACTGTAACCAGCCGTATTAGGATCATGTGTTGCAAAATGTGCAATATACGGATCACCATATGCTTTCATACCAATTGCTGGCACAATATTAGAAATAAATGATCGAATATTTTCTTCTGTAAGATTCTCTTTAGGACAAGATTCACAATCAAAAAGTGCGTGATGACCCCAAGTCATTGGATCAGATTCTCCTATCTGAATGCCGGACCATACGCCCACCCGGTCAAGCTATAGCGCACACCCTTGGTCACTGGTGTTACCCTATGGTAGTAGTAGCTGGGGAAGATGACGATCCTGCCGGGTACGCGCATGGCCCATTCCTTGATCACTCTCTTCCTGTAGGGAGCACTAGGTGACCCCCAGCTGAACTGGAAGTCACCCCCCTCGTACTCATCATTTAGCACAACATTGAACGTAAGCTTTCTAGCTTGTTCCTTGTGGTCATAGTCTATATGCCAAGAGTACTTCTCCCCCACTGTGTACTTACTAAGCTGGAGCGTCTGCACACCTTGTATGTCGAAGTTCCAACCTTGCTGCAAATTTGCAGCCAAGACGCTGTACAAGACAGTCTGTATGAAATTAGGATCATCTATGGCAAACATAGAGTTGTTCCTAATTTGTTCTATCCTCTGATCTTGACTGACCGTGGCTTCTTGTTCCTCCAAGTTATCAGCTAGTTTGATAATAGCTTGACAGAACTCTGGGGAGAGATCGTCTGTACCAGTCTCTCTACCAGACCTGAATACATTACCGTACATTTTTAATTCTCCATAGAACTTTGTCTTTTTCAAGTTCTGTATAGGTCATCCAATCTGCAATCTCTTCTTGCGTTCTCAGACAACCTATACAGATCATATCGTGCATCTTGTTCTTTAGATGACACACGTTCACACAGGGGCTCTTAGACTCCACAACTTCCGCCGTGTCCTGTGATGTCGCAGATGTCATGTGTCTCCAAGCCCTCCTCAAACTCTTCACCCAGCTTGTCTACAGCCTCACCGTAAGGCACACTGCTAAGAGGTTGTCCCCCTCTGCATCCGTCAGGGTACACCGTGAAACCTCGCAGCCTGTGAGCGTAACTAGCAAGAGTATTAGCAAAGTCCTCAACAGTATCTTCATTGTTAAGCTTGCTACCCCATTCAGGCAGATTGATCGTGCTGCTAATTGACATGTCCACATAGTCTTGTACATCAGCTTGGAACTTTATCCTGCGTTTATAATCGCTGGCCAAGTCTAGGGCAGACTCGATTTTGTCGGGACTGGTTCCGTACAGGTTAATTATCTCTTGGGCTGCACTGTCTACAACGTACTGGTAGTGCCACTTGCTGCCGCCTTTAAGGTATCGACGCTTGTACGCAACAGCAAAGATAGGCTCAATACCAGTAGAAGTACCAGCAAGGATACCAATGCTGCCAGTAGGAGCAATGGCCCGGTTAGCAACAGGACGAGTAGTGCTAAACTCATCAGCAGTTTCTCTACTGACTTTATCACTGACACCTTTGTACACTGAGAGCCATTGGTGAAGTTCTGCGCTGACTTCATACTTCTGGCCTTTCTTGATCAACCATTCGTGCATACCCATCAGACCAAGACCAAGCCTACGGTTCTTCTCTCGCGTCTTATATACTTTATCATAGGGCAGCTTAGCTTTCAGCGTGCCGCAGACCAAGAACTTGGTAGCTAACTCCACTACATCTGAGAACTCTGCAAGACTAGAAATGCGGCCCATGTTAACTGATCCAAGATTACAGACATCACTATCGTCAGCACTGGTAACCTCAGTACAAGCGTTACGGAGTGTCTCATTTTCTTTGTCGAAGAAGTTAAAGCTAAAACCAGGCTCCGCTGTTTTCAACGCCTGCCTGATGTTGGTCATAAATGTGTCACCAACCTGGCCTGTCTTCCAGTAATTGAGCAGCCATTCTGTATCATAGTTTACGCTAACGTTGGTCATGTCTAGGGGTGCTGCAAAATTAAAATCCTGCTCCTTGACCTGACCTACGGTAAAGCCTGTCTTCCCTACATCCATGTCATACCAGTTCTTGCTGGCCAAGAACGCACCAATGTCACGGTGTTTCCAATTGAGGCTGGCATAGATAGCAGACCTGCGGCTACCGCCCTGCATTACCCTGCGACCAATTTCGTTGATCATCTGCATCTTGGGGATAGGGCCGCTGGACAAGCCGCCTGTCTTGCTCAGGCCTGAGCCTTCGGGGCGGTAGATAGAGTAGTCAATGCCAATGCCGCCACCCGTCATCAGACAAGACTCAGACTTCCAACTAAGGTTAGCCCAATCTTCACGACTGTCCTCTTCTGCTTTCAACAGGTAACAGTTGTTGAAGAACTTGTTAGGACGACCGGCGTAGTACAGGTAGCGGCCACCGGGGATAAATTTAAGTTCCCTTACCATCTCTGTAAGAGTACTCACTTCTTCTTCTGTAAGCAGGCCTCCGCATACATCATCGACCAAGGTCTTGGACAAGTCGTGCCAAGTCATGCACCCCTCATGGGCATACTTGTGCCGAAATATGTCTTCGCTAAACTTGGAGCGGAACATAGGATTCTCGTTGGATTTAAAAGTCATTGCAGTCTACCGGCCTTAGATTAAATTTATGGATGTTTTCACACAGCTCTTCCCTGAGTAAGTCTAGCAGCCTGAGTGGATCAATATCCAGCAAATCTATGATTTCTTCACAGCTGTAGGCTTGACTGATATCAAGAAGTTGCTCATCAGAAAGCGTGTGCACTTGTCGTCTCCTGTACAACTTTTTCTTTGCCTACCAAGAACACCGGGCGACCGGACCGGAACTTGACTTCCAACTGATCCCCCCAGCATGTGTGCTTGTGAGAGCAGTATGAGCAGTTAATGCCAAGCTTGGCGCGACCAGACTGTCTGTCAACCTGTGTGTCAAAGTGTCGCTCAGGTGGCTCAGGCAACGCAACATCGTGCTTGATGCTGCTGATCTTGGCGCTAGTATCCTCCAGCTCATGGTGGGTATACGTAGCTAGCTCACCGCCTGATTTATCGAACGCCAAGAACGTACCGCTTTTCTTGTTGAACGCATTAGCATAGCCGCTGATCTGGCTGATATAACCGAAAGCATCGTCATCAGGTAGCGTACCGTTCACGAACTTCTTCATGCTGTATGAGCTGGCCGATTTAATATCTACCAGTTCATCATCTATGAAGCAGTCAATGTGTCCTTTAATGTCATCAATCTCTACCTCTGCCTGCTGCATAGTCACAGAGTGTCCAGCTTCCTTGGCCAAGTAGACCAGCAGTGCTTCAACAATGTCACCTACAATGAACTTGAGCTTTGTCTGCGGCGTAAAGCTCTCTGACTGTTCGTCGCCATTGATATCGTACCACAGTGCCCTGCTGCACGGCTTGCCAATGTTAGACATACGCAGCCTAGGATTAGGAGCAGCCTGGCTAACCCACAATTGCTTACGCATAGAATCCATAACAGTAGCGCCTAGCTCGAATAGAAGACCTTGGTCTGGTTTCTTCTTACCATTAGAGACCAAGTCGTAGATGTCGTCTACCAGTGTATCAATTGTTTTTGTCATATTTCACCTTCACTATGTTTTTGCAGGTTTTCCGTTTTCCGTTCTTGACTTGGCTTATATCAGATTGACTATATCCATGACGAGCGGCAAACTCTCTAACGGACATATCCTCAATCCTATGCTCAACACCGTTGTCGTAAGTTATGGTAAACGGGCCTAGGTATTTAGGGTTTTTAATCCCATCTTGTTGGCCTGTGTAACTATCAACGGGCCTGAAGAACCTCTTACCACCAATGTTCTTATTGTAGAACATATCACTTCCAAGAACATCCAGATCAACCTGTACCTTCATCTCATTGTAGTACAGGTCACGTTTGTTTTTACATAGTAAAAGTATAACAAAGGTGAAAGCTCTCTTGCCTAGCTTCTGTATGTCCGGCTCAAGATATTTAGAACTTGAGCAGTAATACTTCCAAGTACTCTCCGTTGTTCTCTTCTTCTTCTTATATCTATACAGGTGCTTGCAACCTATATAACTCTTGCCGGACTCTTTGTGGGTAATCTGGTAGACAAATCCAAAGTGGTCGTTAGGATTGAATCTGCCTACCAGACTAGTGTCCCAGTGCCCGTACTTGGGCGCTCCCACTTAGAACGGAACTTCGTCGTTAAGATCGTCCACCGCTCCAGCCTTTGGCGCATCGTCAAAAGACTTCCCGCCACCTTCCGGCACAAACTCTACAGGGTCAGTGATCTTCACGGCGTTCATGAATGTAGTAGTACCTGTACCAAAGCTGTTGTTATACGGTCGTTGGCTGACCTTGATAACGGCCTTGCTACCATTGCTGAGCATCTTCGGCCCAGAGTAGTCATTACCCTCTGCGTCGAACAAGAGTGGCTGGTAGTTACTCTTGAGCTGCACATAGGCCATGCCGTCCATCTTGGAGTCGTCCTGTTTAACAACAAGGCCAATGTTCTTGGCGTTCTTAACCTGGTCTCCCTCTAGCCCTAGTGCCACACTGTAGCGGTCGAACTTGTCTGTAGAATCAAAAATGAAGGGGAAAAACATCGTGCCTTCAAGGTAGGTAAATGAGTTAGCCATTAGTGTATCTCGCTCCAGTTGTTTCCAGTTTGAATGTCGCAGTCGAGTCCGCAGCTTAGCTTGTAGGCCATGTTAACCTGCCGTATAGACAGTATAACACAGTCTTTCGAGGGATCAACATCTTTCTCTGATGTTTCTAAAACTAATTCGTCATGGATCATTGCTACAATTTTGGCATCTAGTTTCCTTTTTCTCAGGTGGTAGTCTACGTACATGAACCACTTCTTCATCAGCACGGCAGAACTACCTTGGATCAATGTGTTCAGCGATGCATGGGCTGAGCGTACCCTAAGCACTCTGCCGTCGATTGCCATCAGCGTGCCTTGGCCGCTGCCCTTGCGCATCACCGCCTCAGACAACCTCTTATACGCTGGCATGTTCGCCATAAACCTTTTGCGAAGCTCCGCGCCGTCCTTGGCAGACCCGTTAACGACGCTCCCAATCTTGGCGTCTCCTGCCCCGTAGAGAAGCGCATATATAAACGTCTTAGCTTGCGACCTATTCTCCAGACCAGCCATTTGTTGATTAGCTGTGTGTACATCGCCTTCAAGTACCTCCTGTGTAAACTTACTATCATTCATATAGTGTGCCAAGACACGTAATTCAAGACCACTAGCGTCTGTGTCTATCAGAACGTTACCTCGACCAGCTTCCCACAGAGACCTGCACTCTGTGCCATACTCTACACGCACCGCAGGGACTTGTTGCAGGTTAGGACTAACGCAGCTCATGCGGTTTGTAACAGCACCTAGCGTGCGATACCTACAGTGTACTCTGCTCTCTACGGAGCAGGCCTTGATCCACGCCTTTAAGAGAGCAGAACGTTTCTGAAGCATAAAATACCTGGCCAACGTCTGTGCCACAGGCAGACTGCAAGATTGAAGTGTCTTCTCGTCCACCTTTGGTTTGCCACCGGGTGTCCGATCAGAAGGTTTCCACCCTAGCTCCACCAACCTGCCCGCTATCTGTTGTCTACTGGCAGGGTTAAACTCTGTAACATTGTCCTTTAAACGCTTCCCCGTCTTCACAGAGTACCTCTGCTCTGTTATTGGCGGGAACATCGCTATGCACCTAGCACTGATACTATCTTGTTCAGCCTGTATACCATTGTACAATTCTATGGCCTTGGTAAGGTTCAGCTTGAACCCATTACCGCTAACACGGTCTGCCACTATGCGCATACGGTGTTCGTCCCGCACAGATTGATCACTGAACTCC